ATATTATATGATAATAACATATCTGTATGACCTAACAACTTAGGTAATATCCAAAATGCAAATGATATAAAAATTGCTGTGTCTATAAATTGACTAACAAATGTACTACCATTATTTCTCAACCAAAGATATTTTCCTTTGGTCTTATCTTTCAAATAATGAAAAAGAAAAATATCATTATATTGTGCACAGACATATGCCAACAAACTACCTAAAACTATAGATGGACTCATTGAAAATAATCCACTTAACCAACCAGAAGCTCCCCAATCTGCAGAATTAGGTACATAGGCAATAATAAATTGTGATAATATTAAATACATAATAGATAAAAACAATCCAATATGTACTGCCCTCTTGGCCTCACTCTTACCATAATGTTCACTTAACAAATCTGTAGCTAAAAATATAGAAGCATACATAACATTACCACCACTTACAGCCCAACCAAATAAATCAAATTGTTTATTGACAAAAATCTGTGATAAAATTACGGCAAATCCAATATACGAAATTAACCATTCCTTTCCAAGTCTATATAATCCTAAAACAAAAGAAAGAGAAACTATTATCTGTAGTAGAAATAATAATTCATTACTCATATTAAAAATCCCCATCTCGACATTCTATTATCCTATCGTTACATAATTTACATTTATTACACGGCATTCCATCAACTGGATACCAACAACTCCAAGTATAATATAATAATTCTTCGTATCCATCTTTTTTTGCAATTTCCAACATATCTTCTTTATATAAATCTCTTATAGGATAAATAAACCCACCAAGCACTTCCAAATCTTTATGTTCTTCTGGTAACTTAGAAACATCAAGATTTCCATCCACCATAGCATCATCTATAATTTCATACCATTCACCTTCAATATGCTCTATTGGAAATTCTATTTTTAATCCAAATTGTTTCTGAAACCTTAATAATATATCTGTTTGTACTGGAAGCCATTTATTTTCTCCGTGTTTATTCTTATAAAATGTATTTGGAATCCATTCATTATACCTTTCTACAACCCTACTTATTTCTTCATCTTCTTCTATTGGTTCATCAATTACCATTGTATCTAACAATAACTCTTTAGAGTTAGGTATCTTATTGTATATTTTATCTCGTAACCGATCAATTCTTCCCAATTCTATTTCGGTTGATTTTCTTGGATACTTATCATTATTTCCATCCCTTTGAACTACGAGTGGATTTGCGTGATAACCACCATGATTTACTCTATCGTCTATATAAATAGGTTGAACTATTTTACCCTCTAATAAAGATTTAATTACATAAAAAGTAGAATCATAACCACTCGTCCAAAATGTATAATGTATTTTTGGACTCCACCCAAGTTCTTGACCTATTTTCTGTATAGGTCTATTCCAATCCTCTACTTCCATCCAAGCCTTTTCAATGTTCTGTTTTTTACATCCGTTCAACCTTGAATATACTAATTGTTTTCCATAACCTTTTTTTCTATAATCTTTATGTACATACAAATTACAAAATTGTTTGTTCGGTGTATCAAACCAAGCCCAACCAATATATTTATCATCAATTTCTATCACATAAAACCACCAACCATCCTCTAATCGTTTTTCTGCATCATCACGCGACCACATCTGTCTCCAATCTAATTCTTTCTGAAATGTATCTATTCCGTCTTGTAATTTCTTTCGGTCAATAACCTCTATTCTTTTTATATCTTCTGAAATCTCATGTTCAGTATAACCATTTATATCAAAATAAAATTTAATCACGATATACCTATTTCACAAACTTATCTTTTAAAACTAAATTTTCTATATCACTACATAAAACTATAACTCTTACATTTTTTTCAACCATACTTTCGGGGAGATTCTGAACCATCTCCATCACAAACTCGTCATAATATTTTTCCCAATCACTATTTTTTATAAAATCTATAAATAATGAAGGCCAGGCGGCCAATTGATCTATCTTACTATTTACATCATATGAATACCTTAAAATAAAAACATCATCTGGAACATCAAATTCTGGAATTGGTGATGGCCAGCTACCCACCACATACTCATCATAATCTATACCATTAGACTTTAATGTTTCTTTTAATTTGTCTGTCCATTCTTCACTTGGGCCTGTTGATATATTTCTCAACCCTAATACAAAAGTAAAATTATTCTTCTTTAAAAAATCTACAAAAGTATCAAATTTAAAATTTTTAAGTTCTAATTCTTCTAAATCAATATTTGTATTTATCTCAGTTAAACAATCATCAGCCCAATCAAATGCAACAAGAGTTCCACAATTAACATTAGATTCAGTTAAAAAATCAGTTGATGTCCAGTAGTTTGATATTTCTAAAGATACAGATTCTATTTTACTCTTTTTTGACTTCAATATCTCCCCTATCCTCTTTTGATCCAAAAATCCTTTCCCATTTTTCTTCCCACTCAGCCTGTGAAATACCCATTGGTCTACTCCTCTGGTTTTCTGAATCTACCTTTTTTTTAATCTTCCTATCTCGCCCCAGTAATCCTTTAATTTTCCTATCAACCTTTCCCATAACCAAATCAGATGTCTTAAATCCATGGCCTGTAGGTTCTTCGTTGTGCCATTTCCCAAAATCAGATTTTGAAAATTCATAACCTTTCTTTTTCTTCTGTTTATCCTTCTTCTTTTTTGGTTTATCTTTTTTGGGTGGTTTCATTATATTCCTTTATTGTCAGCCCATTCCAAATCTGGTCGTGAAAGTGCATCTTCTTTTGGTTTATTTATTTCTTCATCTAAACCAAGTCCAGCTCCCTCTATAAACATTTTTGGAACTTTACCACAATTCCCACAACTATAAACCTGAACTGGTACAAGTGCTTCTTGTCCTGTTGGTGATAAAATTGGTGAAATTCTCTTAATTACACTTGCTGTAATGAAAAGATAATTTCCACAATCATCACATTTTATAGTATCCGCCTTTTGTAAATCCACTTGAACTTCTGTTTGTGGTTGGGATGGTGCTTTTCTTTTAGCCATTTTGTATCTCCTTTAATGTAACTATTGCAACTCCATGTTTTTGTACCACATGAGTTGTACATTCTTGTGCAAATTCTATTGCACTCTCTATATCTTGTGTATCTAAATAACCACGAACTAATCCTGCAATGAAAGTATCTCCAGCTCCACTAACATCCTTCACAGGAACTTCTTTTACTGGAAATTCTTTTCCCTTATATCTACATCCTTTACTACCTAACGTAACAATAAGTTTATCTTCAAACCCATTGTCTGATAATACTTCGTGATTCTTCTGATATTCTAATTCGTTTATTTTAATAAAATCTGCGTCTTTAATCCACTTACCAAGTTTCTTTTTAGTATCCACAAATACATTTTTATTGTATTTACAAATATGTTCTATATCACTTTCTTCTAAAAATCCTTTACAGTAATCCGAAATAATAATAGCATCAATTTTACCTATAGTACCAGTCAAGGTGTAAGATGTAAGTTTATTGTTCATCGCACCTTGTAATTTTTTTATTTTTATTCTATCACAATAATCGTGTTCATCAACTCTTAATACCATCTGACCAGAACGATTTTCTACATATCGTTTCTTTACAATACTATTTCCATTCGTTACAGTATAAATGTGCATATCTAATGACTCAACATTATTTGCAACATTTTTTGCCATCCCATCATTTTTTTCTGTATGTGTTGGTTTAAAAACTGGAATAGGTGCTTCTGGACTTATCCTTTCTATGTCTCCATAAATAAAAATGTCCTCACAACTATCTCCTATAACTAATACATTCATTTATAACTCCTTAAATTATTTCATCTATAAGTCCAAGAGATTTACACGTTTCTGCATCCCACAGCAAATCGTGTTTCAATATTTCATCTAACTTTCCCATTGGAACTTTAGTATATTCTTTATATACTCTTTTAATCGTTTTCATCATCAAATCAAGATTCTGTTTCTCATCTTCAAACTCAGAATACTTTCCCCAAAAATTTGTGGATAATTGATGAATTAACATATAAGAATTTCTACTCATAAATCTATAACTACCGACTACTGACATGAAGGTGGCCGCACTAGCACAAAATCCATCTACATAAGTATGAACTGGAACTTTACTTCTCAATATCGTATCCATAGATGAAATACCAGCAGTGATTGAACCACCTCCTGAATTTATCAATACTTTAAGTGTGGGTGGGTCTATATCTAAGGTATTTGCCAATGTTAAACTCTTGGATTCTATCTCACCTATCTTTTTATTTAATTCTGCTGCACTTTCCCTATTCACACCAGCATAGTAATAAATCTTGTTCTCATGAACTGCTATGTGTTTTTCTGGTTTATTATTGACTGGTTGTGCACCTTTTTTATCAGATGGTTTCTTTTCACCCCAATATTTTTCGTTCATTATTTTATAACTCCTAATAATTCTATTATCATAGCCATAGCATTGATTTCTTTATCAACTACCTGACTATCACTTAATTCATACTTTGCTATAATCAAGATACATTCAGCGATATGTCCCTTACCATAACTATCTACTTCATCATATAGTAGTCTAAATAAGTCTGCGTAATCTTTCACTTGACTATCTGCCATCAACTGGCGAATGTTTTTAAATGCACTTGCTTTATCTTGTTTCGTTAATATCTCTAATAACTTTAACTTATAATCATTCTCTACTATACTCTGTTTATCTATTGTCAATTCACCTTCTACTGATTGTCGTTGTGCAGAATTAATAACTCGTCTTATATCAGGATATGCACTGTTTATTAAAAGTGCTATATCAGATAGTTCGTGTCCTACTTCTTCAGTTTCCAATATTTTTGATAAGTGAACTGCCACTTCCTTTTTGGATGGTGGTGTAGTTTGGAATGTCTGACACCGAGATTGTATCGGGTCAATGATTCTCTCTACGAAATTACAGGTTAAAACAAACCTACAATGTTTACTAAATGTTTCCATCAAGTTTCTTAGTGCGGCCTGTGCGTTTGGTGTAATGTAATCACACTCATCAAGTATGATGACCTTGTAATCTTTGAAACCTAATGTAGATGCAAACATCTTCACCTTGTTCCGAACTGTATCCACGTTGTTTTCATCACTCGCATTTATATAAATATAATCACACTCTATGTGATTTACGAGTATCTTTGCAAGTGTAGTTTTACCTGTACCTGCTTTTCCATATAAGAG